AAGTATAATAGTCACAAAAATAATTTTCATACACTAAGATTATATGCTAGAGGTGAACAGCCAATACAAAAATACAAAAATGAATTATCTATAAATGGTGACTTATCGTATTTAAACTTAGACTGGAAGCCAGTTCCAATTATACCTAAATTTGTAGACATTGTTGTTAATGGTATGGCCCAAAGAAATTACGAAATAAATTGCTTTTCACAAGATGAACATGGAGTTAGTAAAAGAACTGAGTATATGGAGTCTATATTAAATGACATGAAAGCTAAAGAATTTAATAATATAGCTAAACAACAGTTTGATATAAATCTTTATGAAAATGATCCTGAAAAATTACCTGATTCCGAAGAAGAATTAGCACTGCACATGCAGTTAGATTATAAGCAAGCTGTAGAGCTAGCAGAAGAACAAGCTTTAAATGTTTTATTAGAAGACAGTAATTATGACTTAGTAAGAAAAAGATGTTTATACGACTTAACTGTTTTAGGCATAGGTGCTACAAAAACTACATTTGATTTTAGCAATGGTGCTAGAGCAGAATATGTTGATCCAGCAGATTTAGTTTACTCACATACTGAGTCTCCATATTTTGAAGATGTATATTATATTGGAGAAGTAAAAGAATTACCAATAAACGAATTAGTAAAAGAGTTTCCAGAATTATCTGAAAAAGAAATAGAAGATTTAGTAGATAAATATGCATATCCATTAGACTATGTTGCTAATAGAGATAAAAATAAAGTTAATGTTTTATATTTTAATTATAAAACATATATGAATGATGTTTACAAGCTTAAATCTACAGCTACTGGCGGAGAAAAGATAATACAAAAAGATGATACTTTTAATCCACCTGTAGAAAACATGGAAGGTGATTTTAGTAAGCTAGAAAGAGTTGTTGAAGTTTTATATGAAGGTGTTTATATTATAGGTGCTGACAAGGTTTTAAAATGGAGAATGTGCCCTAACATGATGCGTTCTGACTCTGATTTTGGTAGAGTTAAAATGAATTATCAAATAGTAGCACCTAGATTATATGAAGGTAGAATAGAAAGTTTGGTAGGCAGAATAACTAGTTTTGCTGACATGATACAGTTAACTCATTTAAAACTACAACAAGTAATGGCACGTATGGTGCCTGATGGTGTTTATATGGATGCGGATGGTTTAGCTGAAATAGATTTAGGTAATGGAACTAACTATAATCCACAAGAAGCTTTAAATATGTTCTTTCAAACAGGTAGTGTTATAGGTAGAAGTTTTACTTCAGATGGCGATATGAATCCTGGTAAAGTTCCAATACAACAAATAAATAATGGAGTTAATAGTGGTAAAATACAAAGTTTAATTACAACTTATAATTATTATCTTCAAATGATAAGAGATGTGACAGGTTTAAATGAAGCAAGAGATGCTAGCACTCCAGATAGAGATGCGTTAGTTGGCGTTCAAAAACTAGCAGCTGCTAATTCTAATACAGCAACAAGACACATATTACAATCAATGTTATATTTAACTGTAGAAGTTGCTGAGTGTTTATCGTTAAGAATATCTGATATAATAGAATACTCTCCAACAAGAGATGCTTTTATAAGAGCGTTAGGCGCACATAATGTAGGAACTTTAAAAGAAATGCAAAATTTACATTTATATGATTTTGGTATATTTATAGAACTAACTCCAGATGAAGAAGAAAAACAATTACTTGAAAATAATATACAAGCAGCATTACAACAACAGTCTATAGATTTAGACGATGCAATTGATTTGCGTACTATAAGAAATGTAAAACTTGCTAATCAAATGCTTAAAGTAAAAAGAAAAGCTAAAATGCTTAGAGATCAACAAATGCAACAGCAAAATATTCAAGCACAATCTCAAGCAAATGCACAAGCTCAGCAAACAGCAGCTCAAGCTGAAATGCAAAAACAGCAAGCTAAAACTCAAGCTGAGGCTCAATTAGAGCAAACAAAAAATCAATTAAAAATGCAATACTTACAACAAGAAGTTCAACTTAAAAAAGAGCTAATGCAATTTGAGTTTGATTTAAATAATAAATTAGAAAGCTCTAAACAAGAAACTAACTCTAAGGTAGAGCAAATGAGAGAAGATAGAAAAGACCAAAGAGTTAATATACAAGCTGATCGTCAAAAAGAAATGATTGATCAAAGAAAACAGGGTGATTCACTTAATAAGTTTGAATCATCAGGTAATGATATACTTACAGGGGATGCTAGTATGGAAAGATACGGTCTCTAATTTTTAATATTTTATAAAATTTTATTATGACAGAAGAAAACAAAGAAGTTATCGAAGAGATAACTGAAAAAAATAACGAACAACCTATTGAAGAGGTTATTGAAGAAGCTATAGATGAATCTAAATTTGATAGCGCTGGTGATCCAGATGTTATTAAAATAGATTTAGATGCAAAACCAAAACAAAAAGTTGTTGAAGAGCAAAAAGAAAACGTAGAAGAAAAACAAGAAGAAGCTGTAGAAGAAGTGACTGAACAGCCAGTCATGGAAGAAGTTACTGAAGAAGAACATAAAGTAGAAGAAGTTACAGAAGCAGTTGAAGAAGCGGTTGAAGAAGCTGTTGCTACAGGAAAACCGTTGCCAGAAAATATACAAAAACTTGTTGACTTTATGGATGAAACAGGTGGTGATATACAAGACTATGTTAATTTAAATAGAGATGTTTCTAAGTTAGATGATTCTGATGTTTTAGATGAGTATTATAGAACAACTAAATCTCATTTGTCAGCAGAAGAAAGAAACTTTTTATTAGAAGACACTTACGGTTTTGATGAAGACACTGAAGATCCAAAAGAAATACGTAAAAAGAAAATAGCCCTCAAAGAGCAAGTTGCCGAGGCTAGAGCCTACTTAGACGGGCAAAAGTCTAAATACTATGAAGAAATTAAAGCTGGGTCAAAGTTGACACCTGAACAACAGGAAGCAATTAATTTCTACAACAAATACAATGAAGACTCTAAAAAACAGGAGGAGTTAAATAAAAAAAGCAAAAGGACTTTTTTAAATAAAACTGATAGTTTCTTTGGGCAAAGTTTCAAAGGTTTTGAATACAATGTTGGAGATAAAAAATATCGGTTTAATGTTAAAGATGTAGATAAAGTAAAAACAACTCAAAGTGACATTAATAATTTTATCAACAAGTTTGTTGGTGAAGATAAATCAACTATTGATGACGCTGCGGGTTATCATAAATCTTTGTATACAGCTATGAACGCAGACGCTATTGCTAAGCACTTTTATGAGCAAGGCAAAGCAGACGCAATTAAAGGTCAAGTTGCTAAAGATAAAAATATTAATTTAGAACCTAGAAAAACGCACGGCGAAACTAATGTTGGGGGTGTTAAGTATAGGGTTTTAGGTCAATCTTCTTCTGATATAAAAAATAGGTCTTTTAAAATTAGAAAGAAAAATTAACTTAAAAATTTATAATTATGGCAATTTCAAATCCTGGTAATTTGTTGAATAGCACGCCTGGTCCAATCCAGCAAGCTACAGCTTCAAATTACTTAGACTTTATAGGTGGCGCCAATGACTGGGCGCAACAATATCTGCCAGACTTAATGGAAAAAGAAGCTGAAGTTTTCGGACCGAGAACTATATCAGGTTTCTTATCTCAAGTTGGTGCAGAAGAGGCAATGACCTCAGACCAAGTAGTTTGGTCAGAACAAGGTAGATTACACTTATCTTATACATGTACTATTACAGATGTTGATGATGGTGCTGCTACTAACGGTGGTGAAATAACTATTACTGATCATATTGATACTAACGCTACTTACACTGCTGGATCACACGGTGTAAGAGTTAATGATACTATTATCGTTGCTACAACAGCTGCTGTACTAAAATGCTTGGTAGTAAAAGTTGTAAACGACGTGTTAGACGTAGAACCTTATGGCGTGGCTGACATTACAACTCTTGGAGAAGGTAACACTGGAACTTTATTAGTTTACGGTTCTGAGTTTGCAAAAGGCAAATCTTACAATAGTCAAGTTGCTGCTGCAGCTGACAGAAGAGAAGCTAATGAACCATCTTTTAAATCATATTCTAACAAACCTATTATACTAAAAGATTACTACGAAGTATCTGGATCAGATGCTTCAAGAATTGGCTGGGTTGAAGTTTCATCTGAAATGGGACAATCAGGTTATTTGTGGTATCTAAAAGCTGAAGCTGATACAAGAGCTAGATTTAATGATTATTTAGAAATGGCTATGCTAGAAGGTGAACTAGGTGTGTCTGGCACAGATGATATAGCTGACTTTTTAACAGCTAATGCTGATAGCTCAGGTACACAAGGTTTATTTGCTGCTATTGAATCTAGAGGTAACATTACTACTGGTGTAACTGGTGTTAATGCTGCTACTGATTTAGCTGAGTTTGATGCTATACTAGCTGAGTTTGACAAGCAAGGTGCTATTGAAGAATACATGATGTTTGTTAATAGATCAACTAGTTTAGCTATTGATGATATGCTTGCTTCAATGAATTCTTACGGAGCTGGAG